TGGATTGAATATTAGTTCGGTGCATCAACCTCAGAACAGGATCTAGGTTTGATTCGTATACTTTATATTTCACAGCTTCATCGGGTAATGTACGTTTTAATCGCCCATTTACCATACGTCGTGCCGCAAGGTTCTTAAAGTTTAATTGCATAAAAATAAATTTTTCGTTATTTTGAAAACCCCAGACATCTTTAGATTGAACGATATCGTAACTTACCAAACATTCAGGGCATACTTTATCAATCTTTGTATATAAATTGCGAATATCCATTTGTGATGTTTTCTTCGGGAGTTTCACGAAGAAGTATGGTGTAAAACTGGTCGTAACACATACAGACTTACCTTCGTTCGTTTTACCAAAAATACTAATCAAGTGTTCGTCCTCCGTGTCTTGTGTTTCCCAGGTCAATACTTGGAACACGACCATTTTTATCTTATTACGTTAACGCCCGATTTTTTTAATATAGTATAGTAGTAAATATGTCAGCTGCTTTGATTGATCTCGTCTCAGTCGGTGCCCAGGACGTCTATATCACAGGCGATCCTCAAGTCTCTTTTTTTAGACAAAACTATAAACGTCACACAAACTTTTCGATAAAACCAGAACGTATGGATTATATCGGAGTGTTTGGATCGGGGAACGAAGTTTCCATCCCTATCAAATCGAAAGGTGATCTTTTGAGTTACGTGTGGATTGAAAATGCCAATATTAACAATAATAATAGCGATGCCTCTATTTTTAAATCCGCGAATACGACAACACCAGTTGAAACTTCACCAACTGAATTCTCTTTGTGGATTGGTGGTCAAGAAGTGACTAAATTAGATACACTTTTTATTAATACCGTACACAATACTTTGTATAATGAATCTTCGGCGAAAGCGTCGTGTGCCATGACGACCCAAGATACTGGTGATAATGCATCGAATGGGAGTTACATAATCCCATTCTTTTTCAGTGAAGATTGGACGAAATCTTTACCACTCGTCGGTCTTCAATACCACGAAGTTGAAATTAGAATTAAGTGTAGAAATGGTACATTTACTCCAGGTACTAGACCAAAGGTATACGGTTCGTACGTATTTGTCGACACAGACGAACGTGAATTCTTTGCTAACGGTGAACACGAACTTCTCATTACACAAACACAACACCAACCAATGTCTGATTCCGATACGTCGATTGATTTGACCTACTTTAATCACCCAGTAAAGGCCGTTCACATAGCTGCGGGTAACGATTCAGCAGAGGGTGCATCTACATCATATACTTTCACGGATGCGTCTATGTTTATTAACGGTGTCCCACTCTTTGAAAATATGACACACGAATACCATAGAAACGTTGTTCCATCGAGACACTGTTCGGTTCTTAACACTACGGTTGATTCGGAACAAATATATACATGGCCATTCTGTCTTACCATGAACAAGTCCCAACCAACGGGTACCTTGAACTTTTCGCGAATCGATAACGCGAAGATAAATATTAATTACACTGGTTCTACTACAAATGCAAAAATTGATATGATTCGCGCGTATGCGGTCAACTATAACATTCTCAGGATTAAGAATGGTATGGGTGGTATCGCATTTGGTAACTAAATTAGTTCTTACCCGAAGATCCAAAACCTCGTTCGCCACGTTTTGTTTCTTTTAATTCATCAACTTCCTCAATAAGTGGTGTTTCACACTTTTCCAAAATGAGTTGGGCGATTCTATCGCCTTGTTTAATTTCGAACGGTTCACTCCCGTGATTAAACAAGATAACCTTCAATTCACCCGTATAGTCCGGATCAATAACACCAGCACCCGTTTGAATACCGTGTTTTACACTTAAACCAGATCTGGGTGCAATACGACCATACACACCGTGTGGGATCGTTGCACAAATACCCGTACTTACAATACCACGTTCACATGCATTGATAGTCATGTTTTCAATGCTGTATAAATCATACCCGACAGATCCAGGCGATGCGCGCGTCGGTAAAGTTGCTTCGAGAGTTAATCGTTTAATTCTAAGTGTTTCCATGTTTTTTATTATTCTAAGAGTTGTTTCTTTAAAACCATTTAAAATATAATTGTATTGTAAATGTCAGTAGAAGTAGTAACTTATGCAAATAAATCAGTTGGTATGTTTGAAGAACTTGTAAATAACGATCACGGCGTTAAAGTAAAAGTTCTTGGTATGGGAAATAAATGGAATGGGTACATTGATAAATCTATTGGTCTATTGAAATATATGGAAACAAAAAAGGATAATGATATAATTGTTTTTGTAGATGGGTTTGATACAAAAATAAATAAAGATATTTCAAACGTTAAGAGTCTTTTTGAAAGTTACGAGTGTAAAGTACTCGTATCTAAGGATCCCGAACTTATGAATAAATTTGGTGAAATATTTGTTTTTGGTAGTTGTAATAATAGTAACGTCGCAAATGCTGGTATGTACATGGGTTATGTCAAAAACCTTAAAATCATTTTAAAAGAGTCTATACAAATGAAATGTGTAGATGATCAGGTTAATTTAAATGCTTTATGTAAAAAATACAATTTCATAAAAGTTGATGATAAAGAACTAATTTTTAAAAATTTTAGTCCTTTAGATAAAGAAGAAAGTGTAAATGCAACATTTATTTCTTTTCCAGCTAGTGCAAATGAAAGTAGGTGGTTTAGAATGTTAACAGAATATAACCAATTTTATTACATTTACATTTTGTTAATAAATATCACTTTACTCGCAGTTTTTCCCAAAAAACAAAATTATTTATTGAGTTCTTTATTATTTTTTACTACCTTTTACGTATTTTACGCCGATAAAAGTTGTACAACAGATTAAAATACACAACAAAAACAACACTAAATCTTCGACAGATACTTCATAACTCAATACAGGTATTCGAAACATGCGGTAATCTTTGTAGTGACAAGCGGTTTTTTCACCTCTATTCACTACTTTTTCTGTAATTTTATCATATATTTTGTTACAATATCTATTATACCTATTTGAACTCATTTCACCACTCATTTTATATTCCTCATCTGTCCAAAATGAATTTTTTCTATCTATTTTTTTATTTAGCTTTTTCATTGCTGTTGTTTGTACATCATAATGAAAAGAATGTTTATAGTTTATTATTTTTTCTGCACCGTCTCGTGTAATAAAATATGCAGCGGTCGAACCAGATAATAAATAAGGAATACCACCCTCTTCTGGGCATACACCGTCACAATGTAAACTTAAATAGTCCCAACCTATATTTTCGAGTTTCTTTTCCAAGTGAGCAACGTTAGTAAATAAAGGAAATGCATCATCTTCTAATATAAGAGCAAATTCATTTGTATCGTTCTTTAAAAAATGTTTAAGTGCCTGTATATGACTGTATGTACATCCAATAGCAGATCTAGGCTTTAATAAAGGTGTTGTTCGAACAAAATGTTTTTGTAATTCACTCTTATCAATATCTTCAAATCTATACGCACTGATACGAATTGGATATATCTCAACTTCATTAAGTTTCTTTTTCTGAACATCATACCGTTTTTTCTGTGAATCCAAATTTACAACGTACGTATTAAAGTTCATTTATTTATGTAAATATTATATTTTACACTTAAGAGATGTAAAAATAAGCCATGCAATAATATGATCGACTGAATAATGTTCTCTAGAAGCCACGGAAAACAGGGATGTTAATATTGGCCATACAGGCCATAAAGGTGAACCTACATAATACGATGATATTATATTGACCGTGGCGTGCCCAGAAAACATATAATCGTTACAAAAACCAAATGGTGGTTTTAACTTACACTCTTTTGATGAAGGTAATGTCGTTACATAATTAGATAAAGCTCTAAATGTATACATAAAAATGAACATAGTTAAAAATTTTTCACGTTTTGGTGTTCCCCATGATCCCCATGAAAAAAGAACAGAAAATATAGGAATAATTAATGCATAATCACCCAAATGATCATATTTTTGTAAATTTGGTAATAGTTTAAATCCTAAATCGTATACGGGATCACCTTCTTTCACATTCCTTTTATACGAAGCGGTATATCCGATTAAAACATTCAACAGTAAAGCTAATAAAAATAATATGTATATAAACATTTTTTACTATTTATATATACTGAGAATATATTTATAAGTATAAAAAAATAATACGTATATTTAGAAATGAGTCTTAAGATTATTATGGGTAACATGTTTTCAGGAAAAACGTCCGAACTTATCCGACGTTTAAAACGGTACAAAGTTATAGGTAAACGTATTCTCGTTATAAACTCTAAAAAGGATACACGCGCTTCCGAAGATGTTTTACGTACGCATGATAATGTTCGTTTCGATTGTATAAAAACCAATAATCTCGATGAAGTTGATTTTTCGGATGTTGACGTTATAGCTATGGATGAAGCTCAGTTTTTCACA